TGCAAACATCTTGTCTGCGTACATATCCAATGCAAACTGAGCTTGGCTCTTGCGATCCATTGGAATGTCAGTACCAGGCTCTAAGCGACACCACTTGCGCTGTGGCGGGAAGATGCCAGATTGCAGGCGGTTAGCAAAGCGCTGGGTAGAGTTGATAGCAGTGGAGTCAAACACTCGACTCATCTTGCGCTTGCCACCTACACGCCCCTCATACTCGCCACCGTAGAGATTACGTTGGGGCAGGGCGAACTCCATAGCGTCTTCATAGAGGCTGCGAAAGTCATCCTTCTTATTCTGTGCAATTTTGTGACGCTTTAGGATTTGCTCTACGCTCATTTTTGCCATATCAGTCCTTCATATCATCTGCTTGTAATTCATCATTGATTGGCCCACCAACTAGCCACGCATCGCATACACGTGTACCCGCACATTTAAAGTGCAGCAACTCACAAAATCCAAGTTGTGCAGCTTGCATGACGTCCTCGTCATAGCCAGACTCCTCTGCAGGGTTCTTAGCTTCAATGCCGTTCTTGATGCAGTCGAGCATGAATGACGTTTCAATAAATGCAGCGCAGTTACCGCAACGCATTCCTTTGGCCTCATCTAGATTGGTATTCCAAATAATGGTCTTGCGTAACCAGAACTCTTCATTGTTTTTTTCATCTAGTGGATTAGCTGGCCCATAGCCGATATTTTCAAATGCCCAGTTTCTGTTTTTCAGATTGGTCTTAATATCGCTAGTGGCTAGTGGACACTGATACTCGCCATTGCTCAGAGCTTGATCATCAGCTTGAGAGATGATGTTGGTAGCCATTTATTTTTTCTTCTTCATTGCCTCGGCCTCGCTCAAACCAATAGCAATTGCTTGCTGGCGAGACTTGACCTTTTGACCGCTAGAAGATTTGAGTTTTCCAGTGGAATACTCTTTCATAACTTTATGCACTTTTTCTTGCATCTTCATTTTCATGTCGGTAGCCATTACATACCTCCGAGTTTTGAGGTAACGCCTAACTCGCTGTCTGTACGGTCTTGTGATAGCAACGCACGTAGACCACCACCACGTCTTGCAGCCATACCAGCTTGGGTCTTTTTAGCCAGGTTAGTTTCCTGGGTAGCAAGCTGTTGGTCTTGCTTTGCAATCTGCTCTTTTTGAACTTTTATCTGCTCTTCTGCTGCTGCAGTAGAACCGCCACCACCACCGCCACCAAATAGTCCACCCATGTTTAGCTCCTTGACATCATAAAAAAATCTGCTTCGTCTGGTCCATACTTTTTCATCAAGCCTTCTATCTCGAATCCAATAGCATTTCCCCAACGCACAGCTCGTAAGTCTTGACACCTTACGATGATTTGCAATCTATGTAAATTATTTGATATCACTCTGAAATCACGATATTGAATAGCTGCTCTTGTCAGAGTTTTTGGGTATTTACGCCCACGCTCCTCAATAAAGCACCACATCTCTTCCACGCCTTTCCAGATATGCACAGCACCAAAGCAGGCCACTGGCTTACCGTGCAATATCGCAGTGATAGCGTGGCCACTTCTAGCCTGGTGTTCTAGCATGGTCATCACATCGATGGCTCTGCTAATGGTTTGGAAGTTTTGAGCCTTGACATTCATCACTGCTACGTGGCCAGGCTGAAATGGAATCCAGGTCAGGCCTGGCATAGTGGGCAGATCAGGCAAATACATCAAAATCATCCGATGCAATGGTTTGAGCAATGAAGACTTTTCCATTTGTGCGGTTAGATCCCCTGGTCAACTGGCGATATTCACCGCCACCAGTGAGTAAGTACCCAAATGCGTCACCCACGTGCGAGTGTTCGTTCTTATTTGGCGTATCTTTGAACCTTTCATGGCCAGCACCGACAGCAATACGCTTGAAGTGGTAACCACCAGAGAGGGATTTACGCAATAACTTGCATTGCTTGTGGATAAGTAGGCCAGGCTTACCCATAACCATGCGGTTCATAGGTGCAGCTGCAGCCTCACGCCTAGCTTTGAAGTCGTTTGTCGCAGTTGGCTCTGCTTTTAGCCCTAGTGAGCGCAGATATTCAAACGCAGTAGTCTCATAAATGGCATCACGCTGCATACCCGCGGGATCACCCCAGATGCGTACCTCATATTTCGGAAACCTGGTCTGCAGTTCAGTGAGCAATTGCTGGCCAAAGCGCTCCAGTCCCATATCAAAGGTGACGATCTCATGCAATACACGCCACTGGCCACTTGGATGGCGCTGGCCAAAGACTGCTGCAGGGGTTAAACCAAAGTCAAGGCCGACTTGGATAGGCAAATTAGGATCGGCCTCCAGCTCGGCAGCCATGATGTTGTCATCGTACTCAGGCCAAACGCTTTGACCGTCTTTTACAAACGTATAAACACCCTGGGCATAGCAGCGGATCCAGTCTAGATTCTTGCCAGCCAGCTGCTGCATATAGTAGCCAGCGGGTAGGTTATTGACGTTCTCTGCTTTCTCATTAAGACGCCACCACTTGCCACTTGCGAAAATATGGTCATTGGCCTCTGGGTTTTCTGGCAGATCTTCTTTGGCCACCTCAAGCACACCACCAGGCTGCTTGAAAAACTTCCATGCATACTTGCCAGTGATGGGTTCCTTCTCAGCGACTCGATGCCACCAGTGATCATCATCCATGGGGTTTGTGTCCATGATGATGCCGTGCCAGGTAGCACCGCCATCACGCTTGGTAGGGTATCGGCCAACACGGTGGGTAAGGCCATCAATAACGGCCTTGGGCAACTCACGTGCCTCATTCACCCACGCACCAGTTAACTCAAGCGAGAGCAATTTCCTGACGTCTTTTGGTTGATCAAGGGCTAGGAAAATAATCTCGCAGTCAATGCCAGCTGCACCTTCTCTGGCAGGCAGTCTAATGTGATGCGTAATCGGTGGCGTCCACAGCAGATTGCCAAAGGTAGCCTCTGGGAAAAGATCTAGCCAGGTCTTAATAGTGGTGGTCTTGAGCATGGGGTAGCTGTTACGCACCACTGCCCAGCGTGAATACTTGATACCGTCCACAGGGGAGGGCTTTTGCTGGACAGCTTTAATCATTATTTTGGCTGCACAGGCGTAAGACTTACCAGAGCCAACAGGACCCATTAAGCCTTGTACAAAGGCGTTGCTTTGTATCATGTCGTAGACGATTGGGCTTTTACTAAAGTCCAGATTCAAGCCAGCCATTGGCAGCTCACGTGGCGAATGCTCTTTAGTTTTCATGGTCATCCCTTGGTTTATCTTCCACATCCACAACATCTGGCGCCCTGACATTGATACCAATCACGCTAGGCTTGTCCTCGTTGTCTGGGTTGTCCAGCAGTCCACTAGCTTTAGCCAGGATCCGCAGCACCGCCACCTTGTCATAGAGATCAATCTCCAGCGTAGACCCACCGTCCTTGTCCACACGCACCTTGATGTTCTTAATAGACATCAACGCAGTCTCTGGGATCAGATGACTAGCCTTTACCTTCACATGGCCGTTCTCATCCCACGACATGATGTCGGTGATCTTGGTGTTAGCCATGGCCAGCAACGCATACGCAGTGGCCTCCTTGTTCTTGACCAGCGTAGTGGAGCGCTCTAAACGTCTGACAATGGAGCGAGTGCCACCCCAGCCAGCTACTGGCGGGATCTGAGTTGGGTACTTAGTTCTGGCCATTGCGAGCTTCAAGCATTGCGTCTGCCATTGCATAGGCACGTTTGGCATCAAGTGCTAATAGAGACTCAATAGTCTCAATACCAGTGTTAGCCAATATCCCTTGCATAGCCATGCCAGCAAGAAAATCTCGCAACGTCATCTCATCCATTCCAATTTGTTTGTCAGTCATGGTGAGCCTCAAAAAGGAATATCGTCATCCATAGCAGCCACAGCATTGGCAGCAGGGGAGGGTTTAGCAATTGGTTGAGCTGTAGGTTGACCTGATGGCATAGCAAAAGGTACATATGTAGGTATACCTTGAGGTTGACCTTGAGGTCTAGGGTAAGGTTGACCATTAGCATCACTCGGTGCGCCATAACGCACATCAAGCACCATGCCTTGTTGTTGGCCATTCTGTTTAGGCTGCTTTGGCGCACCAATCTTGATAGCAAACCAATGCTCGCCAGCCTTAGTCTTACCAGGCTTTATGTCAATCCAGTGCAGCGTCCCATCAGGCAACATAACCTCACCCTTGTACGCAGGATGCCAATCCTCAGTCTTGTTCTTGTTCTTGAAAGCAGATCCCTGGCCAGGTCTTAATTCATAGTTAGTAGTCATTAACTTAGTCCTTTGGTTGAAAAAATAGAGAAAATGTGAATGTAGTAAAAGGTAGTAGTTGAGAAATGGGGGAAAAATTCAGTTGGACCCCCTATCGCACAGGTGGGTGGGTGGGGGGAGGTATAGTGCTTTTGTACTCATATAGCGTTTGACAGCATCTAAGCACCCTCCCGCCATGTACAGAATGGCCTCTACAGGGGAGAGCGCCTCCTTTGTACATATTGCAGACGAACCTTTGGGTTTTGTACATTGGCATAAAACAGGCTCTACAGCGATCTGTAGCGCATTGATGCCATGGAGGTATTGACTTGTCATTTTGTAGGCCTTCTTGGTGGCTTAGATTGCGTTTAAATGGCATTTGCCTTTGCTTTGATCTTCATCATGTACACAATTCCATCAACCAAGGCCTGTTCGGTAGGCTCGATGCCCTCGGACAAGCAGGCTGCGTGTAGCGAATCGAGCATGATCTCCACATCAGCTTTT